GCGTCGAACCTCAAAACCAAAAGGGACGCCATGACATCTAAGCAAAAGGCCATCCACGACAAACTTGTGGCGCTCTACGAGCAGAAGGCAGACCTCTCTCCAGGACAGCACGAACTGCTGTACACCCTTGCTTGCGTCATGCTGGAAGAGCAGAACTTGCAGAACTACTGCGACGAACACGGAACCTGCTACCAGGTGCGCGGGAAGAGTGGCGACACCTACTCGCGCATGCGTCCCGAATGGCAACAACTCAAGGAGGCTCGCCACCGCAAACAGATCATTATCACGCGCCTTGAAAACTGGATAGGCGAAGGGCGTCCTGCCATTGACGAGAATGCCGAGTTCTTCAGCTGATGCAAGTGTACCCGCTAAGAAGCAACTGTTGCGATGAGCCAATTTGTGCTGACATCATGATTTGCCCTCGATGCCTGGAGCATTGCGATGTCATGCCATACGATGACGAAGAATGAGCAAACGTCAAGCGATACCATGACCGAAGCCAAATACTGGTTTGACGAAGCGGCGGCACAGCGCGCCGTGGACTTTATCGAGAAGTTTTGTACCCACGTCAAAGGCGAGTTGGGCGGCAAAGCGTTCTTGTTGGAGGATTGGCAAAAGGACGACATTATTAAACCGTTGTTTGGTTGGAAGCGCCAGGACGGCACGCGCAAGTACCGCACCTGCTATGTCGAGATACCGCGCAAGAATGGCAAGTCCAACCTTAGCGCGGCCATTGCCCTCTACATGTTGTTTGCCGATGGCGAACCAGGCGCGGAGGTCATCAGCGCGGCAGGCGATCGCGGGCAAGCCAACATCGTGTTCAACATCGCTCAGGAAATGATAAGCAACAACGCACACCTTCGCTCACGGGCCAAGGTGTTGCGCAACGTTGTCCATTATCGCAGCAGTTGGTACAAGAGTATTAGCGCCGAGGCGTACACTAAGCACGGCCTTAACTGTCACGCCGTCGTCTTCGACGAGCTTCACACCCAGCCCAATCGGGACCTTTGGGACGTACTTACCACATCTACGGGCGCACGGCGTCAGCCGTTGGTTATGGCTTTGACGACCGCAGGCCACGACCGAAGCTCCATTTGCTTTGAGGTCCACGAGTACGCCGAGGCCGTACAAGAAGGACGCATTGACGACCCAACGTTTTTGCCTGTGCTGTACTGCGCAGATCAGGACGACGACTGGACGTTGGAGGAGACGTGGAAGAAGGCCAACCCAGGCTACGGCACCATTTGCCACAAAGGATATTTTGAGCAGGCGGTACAGAACGCCAAGAGCAACCCGTCCATGGTCAACTCGTTCTTGCGCCTGCACCTCAACATCTGGACGTCAGCGGAAACGGCGTGGATACCTGACGACATCTGGATGAAGGGCGCGTCGCCCATCCCGTTTGAACGGTTGCCACAATTACCTTGTTACGGCGGCCTTGACTTGGCCAGTACGCAAGACCTCACTGCCTTTGCTTTGCTTTTCAGGGACGACGAGCGCGACTGCTTCTACCTCGTAGTCCATCAGTTCGTCAATTCGGAAAAGGCCCACAGCAAGAAGTTGAGCGCGGGCATCGACTACCTGGCATTTCAACGTGAGGGCGACATCACAATCACGCCAGGCAACGTGACTGACTACCGCATCGTAAAGGAATACATCGTGGAGCAGTGCGCCAAATACGACGTTCGCAGCATTGGCTACGACCCGCGGTTTAGCACCTACATCGTCAGTGAGCTTGAGGCGGACAACATCACGATGCAACCCATGGCGCAGAACATCACCACGATGAACGGGCCAACGAAAGAATTTGAGATGCACGTGATGCGAGGAAACATCATTCACGGCGGAAATCGGTGTTTAAGATGGCAAATTGGTTCATCAGTGATTTACACCGACAACAACGAAAACAAGCGCGTCATCAAGGAGCGCCACGAGAACAAGAAGGTAGACGGCGTTATTGCAAGCATCATTGCGATGAACGAGTATTGCCACACTTTGAGTGCCGACGATATAATGCTTGAGATATTGGATTTGTAAAGAACCTTTCGTATCTTATAGGGATACAAGGTTCGAATGGCTACACTTGCAGACCGCTTGCGTTCGCTCTTCCGTTATCGCGTCGGGAAGTACGATTCGCAGACATTACGACAAGACCTCGGCATTACGGGCTTTGTCAGCTCAGGCGTAAACGTAACTGAGCAAGGCGCGTTAGGAATCAGCACCGTGTACGCATGCGTTTACCGCATCGCCAGCACTGTGGCCTCCCTTGGGTTGGAAATCTACGTGAGAGACGGACGCGACGTCAACGTGGCCAACATGCACCCAGCGTACCAGGTGCTGGACAATCCAAACGACGAAAACACACCCTACGAGTTTTGGGAGACGCTGGTGGCGTCAGCCCTTGTATATGGCTGCGGCTTTGCCATCATTGAACGCAACAACCGCGGATACGCCGAGCGCCTCATCCCTGTTCACTACTACGACGTTGACATCAAAGAAATTAACGGCGAGCGTATCTACAGCGTCCGCGACTACGGCGTGGTGATGCCCGACAACATGCTTGAGGTGTGCAACATGCACCGCATGTCACCCATCCGCTTGCACCGCGAAAACATCGGCTTGGCCAAGGCGGCGCAGGACTTTGGGTCAGAATACTTTGGACAGAAGGGACAAATGACGGGCGTGCTGGCCAGCGATCAGCCTTTGCGCAAGGAGCAGATGGACGTCATCCAAAACTCCTGGAACAGTTCGTCCATGAACGCGGGCACCAAGCTACTCCCGTTTGGCTTCAAGTATCAGCGTATCACCATTACGCCCGACGAGGCGCAGTTCATTGAGACGCGCAAGTTCCAAGCGGAAGAGATATGCCGCATCTACTCTGTGCCGCCATCCTTGGTGCAGCTTCCAAGTCAGACCACGTACAACAACGTGGAACAACAGAACTTGCAGTTTGCACGCCACACCATTGCGCCGTGGGCCAAGCGCATCGAACAGGAGATTGACCGCAAGTTGATTCAATCCTTTGAGCGCCCAGCCATCTACAGCAAGTTCAACATGAACGACCTGTACCGCGGCGACCTCGCAGGGCGTACCAACTTCTACACGCAGATGTTGCAAAGCGGCGTGATGAGCATCAACGAGGTGCGAGCCAAGGAGCAGATGAACCCTGTGGAAGGTGGCGATACGCACACCGTACAGATAAACCAAATCGCCTTGGACCGCCTGGGCGATTACTCCGATAAAGTATCGACAGATGGAAATCAAGGAACAGTATAAAGACGCTGAAAAGCGGACCATGGGCACCATCGAGGTGCGCGAGGCCGACGGCGACGAAATGGTGTTGGAAGGTTACGCCGCTGTATTTAACAGCGAGACCGACCTTGGCGCCTTTCGCGAAGTCATCAAGCCTGGCGCCTTCGACGACGTGATGGACAACGACGTCCGTGCCCTCATCAACCACGATCCCAACTTGGTGTTGGGTCGTACTACTAACGGCACGCTGAAGCTCGAACAAGACGAGCGCGGACTCAAGTACCGCGTGGAGCTTGGAAAGCAACAGTACGCCAAGGACTTTTACGAAAGCGTAAAGCGTGGCGACATTTCACAGTCCTCGTTTGCCTTTACCATTGACAAGCAGTCATGGAATGAGGAGCGCACAGTGCGTAGCGTTGACAAGGTGCGGCAGTTGTTGGACGTGTCACCCGTGACCTATCCAGCATACAGCGCCGCCACGGTGCAGGCCCGTGATTTGCAGCCTGAACCCGAACAGGTAGCAGAAGTTTCTGCACCTGAACAAGATACAGAAATTCACAATTCACAACCCTCAACAATGAATCTCAACGAGATGAAGGCGGTGCGTGCCAAGCACGCCGACCGCTTCGAAGAGTTGGTGAACGTCGCTGAAACTGAAAACCGCGACTGGACCAACAACGAACAAGAAGAGGCTGACCTCTGCAAGCGCGAGGTGGAACGCCTCGACGGCAAGATTGCCCGTCGTCAAGCTCACGAAGACATGATCGCACGCCAAGCACAAATGGGCGGCTCGTCTTACACTGAGTCGAAGGAAATCAACAAAATCAACCGTTCCTTCAGCCTCGCCCGTGCTGTGCAAGCTGCATCCTTTGGCAAGGCACTCGAAGGCGCAGAAGCCGAATGGGCACAGGAAGCCCAGCGCGAGTTCCAGTCACGCGGCTTGCAGATGAGCGGTCAGATTGGTATTCCAGGCAACGCTTTGCTGCGTGCTTTGGGTGATGCTGACGAGCACTCTGCTACTACTGGCTCAGGCTCAGGTTCTGTTCCTACAACCGTTCCTGGTGTCATCGACGCCCTGCGTGCTCCAACCCTGGCAGAGCGCATTGGTACGACGGTCATCAACAACGCTACGGGCAACCTCAAGTTCCCACGTGTTGCAACCAAGGCAAGCGGTACCGCTGAAGGCGAAGCTGACGCAAACGCCAACTCAGGCTTGTTGCTTGACGAGGTAACGCTCACTCCCGAGCGCGTGTCTGCCAAGACCTTGTACTCTAAGCAACTCATCTTGCAAGGAGGCGCACAAGTCGATGCCATGATTAGCCGTGAATTGGCCGCCGCCATGAACGCCTACGTGGACAAAGACTTCTTTGACGCCGCCGCCGCAGGCGCTGGTTACAAGATTGACACTGGCGATGACGGTGGAGCTACGGACACGGCGTTGGCACCCGCGAACATTTTCGCCATGGAGCAAAACGTGTTGGCCGCTGGTGGTGATTTCAGCAAGTGTGTGTGGGTCATGTCTCCCAAAGGCTGGGAAGTGTCCCGCGACTTGGCCACGGTGGCTTCCGTGAGCGCCATGTGGGAAAACAACCAGTTTGACGGATTCCCAGCGTATGCTACGCCATACTTGGAGAATGCCGCTACGACAGGCGAAGGCCGCTTGTTGTTTGGTGACTTCAGCGCTGGTATGATTCTCGCATTCTTTGGCGGTATCGACCTGCTCGTTGACCCATACAGCAACGCAGGCACCGCGCAGATTGCATTGCACGTCAACAAGTTTTACGACAAGGCCGTGCGCCAGGCAGGAGCTTTGGCTTCTATCATTGACGCCGCGTAACAACAATTAAACTTGGAAGCCTGGCAATCGGGCTGGGCTTCCATTTTTTCTCTCGCTCATGAAAGTTGCACGTCCCGCATACGTCTCAGGCATCACAGTGGTGTCTCTTGCTGATATGAAGGAGTTTCTTCGCGTCGACCACAGCGACGAAGACACGACCATCGCCGCGTTGTTGGACACGGCGGTGGCGCACGTGAGCGACTATACCAACAAGCATTTCGCCACTGACGGCAGCGCAACGTTTTACCTTTCACGTTGGCGTCCTGCCGCCTTGGCCTTTGGCCCTGTGCGTAGCATCGACACGGTGTACTACGACGACACAACGGGCACACAACAGACGCTCGACACGAGCAAATATTACTACGATCCAGGGCGCGTTGGCGAGTTCATGATTTACTTCCGCGACGTGCCCGACCTCGAGGATTACAACGCCCAGCCCGTGCGCGTTATGGCCACGGTGGGAGAAACTGCCAGCGCCAATGTCAAGCACGCCGTACGCATGCTCGTGGCGCACTGGTATGAAAACCGCCGCGCCGTCGTGACGGGCACCATCACGGCAACCATTCCCATGGCGGTGGAGTCATTGCTGAACACTGAACGCATTATCGACCATCGGCAATGAACATCGGGTTTCTTGACAGACGCATCAGCTTCTACGCTCCCAGCACTACGCGCGACAACTACGGCGCCGAGAGCGGGAGCGCGACGCTGTATGCTACTGTGTGGGCGGCGCTCGACAACAAGAGCGCGTCTAGCTCCGTCATGATGGAGCAAGAGACCAGCATCAACCGCGTGACGTGGCGTGTGCGTAGCTCATCGACTACGCGCGCCATTACGCCCAAGTACACCATCCGTTACAGCGGCGACACGTACGAGATTCTCGCCATTCAGGAGGTGGGCCGCAATGCGGAGCTTCACTTTGTTACACAGAAAGTAGTAAGCGAGTAATGGGTGTAAGAATGCGCGAATACCTGGCCAAGATGCCAGGGAGTGGGTGGAAGAGTGGCAAGAGCCGAATCAACAGAGAATCGGGCGGCCACGAAACCACAATCATCGGCCTCAAGGTTGTAGAGGCAAAACTCCAGCAGTTGGCTTATTGGAGCGAGCGCGACTACAACAACATTGTCGCCATCAACAAGAAGGTCGTACAGATCTACGTCGACGTCCTAAAGCAACAAATCGAGGACTTTGATCAAGACATCAAGGTTTACGAAAAGACGGGCGGCGGCTTTGGTAGAAAGAGGTCGCCAGGCAATGTGAGAGAGATTGTCCGTAAGGGTCAGCTCAAGCGCTCGATTGGTAGCTGGGTGCCCAGCAAGGACGAAGCAAAGGTTATTGCAGGCCCACGTACCAACTGGTTAGGTCGTCGCAAGGTGGCCAAAAAAAACGACGGTTGGTTTGCGCATATCGTGGAGGGCGGCGACCAGTTGGGAATGAAACTACAGACCGACAACACGGGCGTTTTTAAGTGGTCGCGCCAGGCTACAATGCAACGCATGGCCACGCTACGCAACAGCTTGCTTCGAGTTCAATACGAACGTTATATGAGATGAAGGTAGGACTTGCCATACGACAGTTGCTTGTAGACGACACACCCGTGCAGACGTTGGTGTCAAGCCGCATCTATCCAGAGATTGCTGCGGAGGGCGCTGTGCCGCCCTACTTGGTCTATACCATCTTGGGAAATAGCCCAGTGGACACCAAGCACAACACACCAATCGACGAAGCCAACATCGAGGTTATCAGCGTCTCACGTTCCTACGGCGAAGCCAACGACTTGGCCGACAAGGTGCGAGCTGCACTCGATCGTGCCAACGTCAGCGTCGCAGTGGGTGAGGGCACCGTCGTGGTGCAAAGCATCCAGTACACCAATGAGACAACAGAAGTCAGCACCGACCGCCAATATTACGCAGCAGTTCAAGATTACACCATCCGCATAAAACGCTTATGAGCATTACAGATTTCATCCTTGAGAACTGGGCAGAGTTGACGCTCGCCTGTCTCGCCCTCGTGAAGGTCATTGTCAACTTGACTCCTACGACCTCCGACAACAAGGTGTTTGGATACATCGACACCTTGATCAACCTCATCATTGCAGACCGCATCAAACCCTCTAACAAAGACTAACCATGGCAGAGACTACAGGAATCATTAATGGTTCAGACCTCCGCGTCTTCCTGTCTACTACCGACGACAGCGAAGTTTTGATTGACAACCTCACCGATTGTAGCATCAGCGTCACGTCTGACCTGCGCGATACGACGACCAAGAGCAACAACGGCTACCGCGCCATGTTGCCTGGCCTCAAGAGCGCCACGGTCAACTTCACGGCATTGTACGCTTCTGATGCTACCAACGGCTACAACGAGTTGATTGGCTACCAGCTGGCAGACACGAAAGTGTTTTTGCTGTTCACTCACGCACCCGACGGGACAGAGAACGCAGGCGACGAGCGCTTTGACGTGTCAGGCTACATCACGAGCTTGGAGCTGTCAGGCGGTACGGAAGACAACGGTACTTATACCTGCACCATCGAAGTTCACGATACCATCGTCCGCGAGGCTATTCCTGCGTGATTTAAATTAGCTGCATGACCATTACGCTAGAAGGCAAAACGTTTCCCGTGCGTGCAAGCATGCGCGCCTGGAAGAACTTTGAGAAAGCAACAGGATGCAAGGTGACGGGCATCGACGCCGAAGACGTTACCAAGATGCCTGAGCTGCTGTACTACTTTGTGCAGGAGGGTTGCTTAAAGCAAGGCATGCAGTTTAAGATGGACGTTGACGAATTCTTGGGCATGATTGATGTCACGGACCTTCCGTCATTGATGCTTGTAGTCCAGGAGGCTATGGGCGGAGGTGAGCAAAAAAAAACGGAGGTGACGGAGGACAGCAACGCGCACTTGAATGGGACGAAATAGAGCGTTTGGGACTGGGCATGTTAGGCCTAGCTCCCGAACGACTCTATGATCTGACCTTCAGAGAATTTGGCAACGCCGTACGCGGTCGTTATGAGTTTCAGGAGTACTGCGAACGCGGTGCCTGGGAGCGAGTACGATGGCAGACGGCGTTGTTGTTGAATGTACATACCAAGAAGGGCAGCAAGCTCACCACGCAAGACCTTGCAATCTTTCCTTGGGAAAAAGAAACAAAAGCAAAAAAGCCGAAAGGCGACGGATTGGCTATCTTAAGAGCACTAGCAAATGGCAAAACTCGGTGATCTGATTGTACGCATTGGCGCGGATACGCGCGACCTCAACAAGCAGTTAGGTCGGGTGCAGCGCAACATGCGTAGCATGACTAGCAACATCACGCAACTGGGAGCCAGCATGACGCAGGCCATCACGTTGCCGCTTGCTGGCGTGGCTGCTATGGCCGTCAAGAGCGCGGCGGACTTGGAGCAACTCGAAACGTCGTTTGTGAGCTTGACGGGAGGTGTAAGCGAGGCGGCTGCCATGATGCAGCAACTGAACGACTTTACGGCCAAGACGCCGTTTCAAATTGAGAACGTAGCCAACGCCGCACGGCAGTTGATTGCATCGGGCACGAAGGTGTCGGACGTTAACGACCAACTGCAATTCCTTGGAGACATCGCTGCCACCAGCGGTGTAAGCATCGAAGAGATTGCCGCCATCTTTGCCAAGGTCAACGCCAAGGGCAAGGTAGAGTTGGAAAACCTCAACCAACTGGCAGAGCGCGGCATCCCAATTTTCAAGGCGTTGGCTGATGCCACGGGTTTGCCCGCCGACAAGCTGGGCGCAGGTGCCGTCAGCGTACAACAGTTTAACGACACGCTTAAGTCGTTTGCTGAAGAGGGAGGGTTTGCCGCTGGCGCTATGGAGCGATTGAGTGAAACGGCCGCGGGTAAGTTTAGCACGGCGCTGGACAATCTCAAGTTAGCAGGCGCATCTATAGGTGAGTTGCTCTTGCCTACCATTAACAGCCTGCTTGAACTAATTGTAGAACTGTCACAAAAGTTTGCCGCCACCAGCGCCAACACTAAATCGTTGATGCTGGAGATTGGATTGCTTGTGGGCGCAATCGGTCCAATGATTGTCATTGTGCCCAAAATCATTGCAGGGATCACAGGTTTGCGCGGTGCAATGGCGCTTCTCAACACTACTATGTTGGCCAACCCTGCGCTTGCCATCGTGGCGGCGATTACTGCACTCACAACGGCAGTCATTTTGTTCCGTCAGCGTACACAAGACGCGAGCAAAGCCAATGAGGAGTTTATCCAAACACTTGTTGGCCTTGACAAGCAAGCGCAAATCAACCACGTTAAAGAGCAAATCCGTGAGCTTGAACGTGAGAAGGCGGCAGTTGAAGCAGCACGACGTGCAGAGATGCAAGCGCAAGCGGCTGGAGCTTTGGGTGACAAATTTGACAAGCAAATTGCGCGAGGCAACACCCAGAAGTATGCAGATCAAGTTGACTTTCTGAACGAGCGCATTGAGGGTTTGGTGGTGACCGTGCGTGAAATGTCACGGGCCAACGAGGAGTCACAACCCGTCATTGAGGAAACGGGTAAGGTTGCAGAGAAGGCCGCTGAAAAATTCAAAATCTTTGACAGCGAGGTTAGCTGGTTGTTGCTTCGTTTGCAGAATACCACGACCGAGACGCAGGGCTTGCTTGCCGCCTTGGAAGATGTCGACACCACGGCAACGTCATTTACCAGCAAGTTGTTGAAGGGCTTGGAGGCTATGAGTTCTGAGAGCAAACAACTGTCGCAATCATTCCTAGACATGGGCGCAGTGTTGGCGGACTCCATCGGCAACGCGGTTGGCAAAGCGCAGACACTTAAAC